TGAACATGTCTAGGGTTGCTAGACAGCTCTCGTCTGCTGTGGCGTTGTGCTCTACGAGCTTTTGACGTAGGGAGAGTTCGGTACTCCTTGAGTAGCGAATCTTTTTAGGGTTTGACATTACGGTCTCCAAGTTCGGTCCTTTGCTAGGTTTCTTGATGGCTCCCTTTACTAGAACTGGAAGGATGGTTCCGGCTCCTCCAGATGCAACTGCAGCCTCTTCTTCGGCGTATCTGTAAACTTTAGCTCTAATCGATTCTTTACCTTGAAGTCTGTGAGCAACTGTTCTGTGGTGGCCGTCGATAACTCGAGCCCCATCCTGAGTCATCCAAACCTTGATTGGTTTGTCAGAGTCATATACGTCTTCAACTCTACGCATGTTTACTGTTCTCTGAGTTGGGGAGAGGTCGCTAAGCTTCATGTCATACTCGTCGTATGGCTCGTCTTCTTCGCAACGAGACTTTACTCTAGGGCTCATTTTCTTGTAAGACTTGTTGAAGTAGACGCCAGTGTTGACATCTTTATCTTCGCCAATAGGAGCCTTAGATACGTCAACTACGCCATCCGGGATTACAGCAAAACGGCACTTGCCTTCAGACTCAACTTCAAAGTCAATAATAGCACATTCGGAGCCGCCGCGGTAGAGAACGCAGTTCCCACACTTGACGCCCATGGAAGCGTATTCGTTTTCTGCAGCTGGCTTGTAGCCTGCCCAGATTCCAGTTCTGTCTTCGTTGAACTTTCCGTGCTCTTCAGCAATTTCGATAAGAGCATCAGCTAGGTCCCACTCTTCTTCAACGATATATCCTGCAGCAGCGATAGCCTCTTCTGCTGTCTGGTCTTCGTCTACTACAGGACCGCCGACTGCCCAGGCATTACAGGTTCTAGATGCAGCACACTTGAAGTCAAGAGCGGTGCAATAGCCAAGCTCAGCTTTGTCAATCGCACCCCAAGCACTGTCGTCTCCTGAACCACCTTCAGCGATTCCAGTTTCGATACACTCTAGGGTCTTCTGACGGATGTCAAAGAATACGCAGTTACCACAGATGCTCTTTTTAGATTCTTCAGGAGATACAGACCACTTGTCTGCTTTGTCTTGCCAGAACTCAGTGCTAGGCTCTTTTGGATTTAGAGGCCCGTAGCCAACGTTGTCAATAGCGTTTTGTCTGTTGTTGATGTTTAGAACAATGTCTTGAGTAGCAGGAGGACACTCGTCCCCGTAATCAGCGTCAGCGGTAAGTGCGGTGTCTGGTACGCAGTTAGGTACCATCTTTCCGTTCTTCTCTTTCATGCCGATTTGCTTATAGCCTTTCCAGCACGGGTCGTCCGCTGATGCGTTCATTGCATCAGGGCTAATCGGAATGCTCTCTAGAAAGTAGTCAGACATGGGGTATCTTACATGCCCAACTTAACGCTTGCACCTAGCTGCCAGTTCCACTTCTGGTGCATGTCAATGCGTCCAGCTAGTGTGTCGGCGATGCCTTGCTCGTTGCAGTTGTTTGCAACATTGAAAGCTTTCTTTAGGCACTTTAGAATAGATGCGTTTACATCGTATAGAGATAGAAGCATGGCAGCAGAGTCAGAAGAAATTCTGGCTGGCTCACGAACATCTGAAATCTCAACAAAGTCTGTTAGTAGGTACGGAGCGTCGTAGCCTAGCTTGCGAATGCTTTCGCCTAGCGGGTCAATAGCACTTTCGTAGTCTTCGTAAATCTCTCCAAAGAAATCGTGCAACTGAGAAAACTCGATGCCCTTTACATTCCAGTGGTAGCCCTGAGCAATGAACTTAGCAAGTACTGTGCTGCTTAGGCAGATAGCAAGATGCTTAGCTAAGTCGGTATTACCTTTGTAATCATCGTTTAGTTCTAGGTCTAGATTATTCATTTATTACTCCTGAAGGATTGGTTCGGCCAGTCCTGGAGGAGCTGGCGGAGCGGCTACCGGAGCGGCTGGCTGTTCGGTAGGTGGAGTTGTCGCTTCTGTAGCTGTAGGCGTAGGTATATTGCTAGGGGTAGCAGGGTTTAGTAAGTTCTGAATCTCTGGCGGCACTGGTGCTACGGAGTTCTCCTGAGCCTTTGCACGAGTAGCTTCCATAATAGATGGAGCAACTACACCAAGCATTGCCTCAGTAAGTTCAGGTGTGATAGCACCCTTGTCGATTACAAGACGAAGTGCAAGCTCTAGTGGGCTAGGTGCGTCTTGGTCTGAGAACCCGTGAGCACGTCTCCAAGTGTCGTAGCTAACAGCCATCTTGCCAAAGCCGTTGTCAGCGTCTGCTGCACGGTCATTACGAGTTGCAACCTGTGATGGGTCGTACCAAATAACAAGGCGGTTTACTTCTGACTCTGGGTAGCCTAGAGAGATTAGGTAAGGGCGTAGGTAGACGACAGTAAACGCATCTGAGATAAGAAGCATCAGCGGTTCGATGTGTGCCTTGTATAGGCTCTCGTCAATCTGTAGGGCGTTTGAGTACTTGACGTTAGCTAGACCTGAAACGATATCCTTAGGAACATCTAGACCTTGCATGATGCGTTCTAGAACACGCTCTGAACGCTCAGCTAGGGATGGGTCGAATGAACGCTCAAACTTGAACTGCTTGATTTTATCGCCGAGCTCAGCAGGTCCACGAATAATAAGTGGCACAACTGCGGACGCTGAATCCTCGTCCTTGATAGGAGTAAGCATTGCGTCAATAAGTTGGTCTTCAAAATCGTCAGCAGCTTCTTCAGCGTTGTACTGTTCGTTGTAGTTGCCTTCTTCGTCGTAAGGGTAGTCAGGGTCTGGAGCAGATGCAACAGAAAGACCATCTGGTAGATACAAAGCACCAGCGTTCAGACGTGAGCGGGCAGTCGCACGGAAAGTGCGGTTTAGAAGTAGTAGTTCAGCACAAAGGTCTAGAAGACCACGGAGGCTTGAATCTGATTCTTGGCTGTAGCGTGGGTGTGATTTCCAGATACGTCCGATGAAAGCATTGTTCGGTAGGCGGATAACATCAGCACCACCAGTCGACATCATAGATGAACCTGTAGAGATATCTCTACGAGGGTTGATGATGTAGTTTCCCTTTTGGTCAATCTGAAGTTCGTCAGTTGAGCGGATGTCCCAGCTCTCAGGAAGTCCAGTACCGATTCGCTCTGGAACCTGAACTAGGTAGCACTCACCTGTAACCTGTAGGTTTAGGGCACAGTCCTTTAGCAGACCTGCCTGACCTCCGTAGGCTGAGTCAAGACGCTCTAGTGCACGTTCGGCAGCTGCAGCTAAGTCTTTATCAACAACGTTCGATTTGCGAACAGTGATAGGAGCTTCTGATGGGTCTTCAACAATCGCAGCGTAAAGACGGATACGAGATACAACTGAGGCAACAAGGTTGAATGCGTACTTGACTTCACCAATAGCGTCATAGTACTCCCACGCTTCAGTTTGCCAAGCTGTCGATGCTGCTTGACGACGGGACTTGAAATATTGTGCCTCACCCTTGTCGTTCATCTTGATTTGAACAGCGGCGGCAGTTAGAGGACGTGGCTGGTTGTAGCCAGCAGGTTGTGCGTAAACGATTCCGAAAGAATCTACATAAGGAGCAGGGGATACTGGTCTAGAGCCTGGAGCAGATGCTCTTAGCTGAGGTCTAGCTTGCGCTTGGCGTGGTTCTTTACCTGGTTCACGCTTGAAAATGCCCAAAGGGGACTCCCTGTCTTAGTTTAACGGAACGAACTGATTATCTAATTCGTGCGGCTAAGTAACCAACAATAGTTGATATTGCTAGAACTAATGATACCACAACTGTAGGATACGGAATTAGAAGGTATGAAGAAATAAGTATAGTGGACACCCAGATGCTCGTACACCAGTCGCAGGTGATTAGGTAGCCAAGATTTATCTTGTCGGGCGAAAATTTGTTCCAAATCTTTTCTCGCAGAGGAGAGAAGATAGTGTCCGTTGTGATTAGACGAGTAAGTCGGTGAGCTGCAAGAGCAAGAATGATAAAAGTGAATACGTCTGGCATAGTTAGTCTCTGTTCGATGCTAAAGTCTTGTACGGATTCCAAGAACGGAGGCGTGAACCACATCCGCAAGAGGAATCACGCTTGAATGCAACCATCTTACCGGACTTTGTTACGAGTCTGTAGGTTGGGTCGTTCGGATGGTTAGTCAAAAACATGTCGTAGTCCTCTTGGAACACGATTTTTGGCCCTTCAGGGCTGTCAATGGCAACAATTACGGTGGTTTCAGTCAAAACTACCCTCGCAGTACCCACGTAGTAGACGTTTTCCTGCTCTGCGTTGGCATAAAGGGTCTCTATGTTGTCAACTACGCCCGGAGCGGCAAAAGTGGAGTGTGCAGGGAAAATATCCTCAATAATACGCATTATCTGACCCTAAAAGTGCTGCTAGAACCTGGCATACGCCTGTTTGCCATCGATTTTGCCCTGATTTTGCCTCCTGAGAAGCCTGGTGGTGGCTTAATAAGCAGTGCAGTAAGGGCGTGAACGAGTGCATCGACTCGGTCAGGGGATTTTCCTTCGCCTGGAATCCATGTAATCATCTGAGTTTCGAGGTCCATCATCGAACGGCCGACGTGGTGGACTCTTTCTTGGTCGTAAGCCATCGTAATTGGCTCTGCACGGAGTGCTTTACCCTGTTTCGAGTGAACTTCGAGCACTTTGATGGTCGGGTCAATGGTATTGATAGCGTTTCTAACTAGTGCACCACCCTGATTTACCTCGGCAACAACAGGACAACCCCATTTACGGGCCATTTCAACGACTTTACGAGCCCAAACTTCAGGAGAACCGTGAATAGAAGCGTCTTCTAGAACCCAAGCGTTGCGTTTGTAAAGGTCATGTTCTGCTGTAGAGGCTACAACAACGATTCCGCACTCGTCTCTAGGGTTTTCAGCAACGGATGGGTCAACGCCGATTACACGCAAAGGTGTAGACATAGGGTAGGCAAAGTGTCTAGATGCCTCAATGGACTCTTCTGTCCACATCGCACCATCTCTAGCCTCAAGCATTTCACCGTAAAGCTCTTGACGAGCAAGGGCAGTACCCTCGTAAACGCCGAGCATGGTGTCGAGGTAGGCTCCGGAGAGGTTTCCTGCGTTGTCCATGGTAGAACCCTTAGTAATGACAACCTTGCCATTTTTAGATTCTTCAATAAGTTTGTAGAGTAGTGGGGTTCGCTTAGGGGTAGTTGTAACTAAAATCTTTGGCTGAGCACCAAGACGAGTTCCAACACGCAAGTTATCAAAAGCAGTCATACCTGCAGCATCCGGAGTTTGACGCCAAGCTGCAATCTCATCGCCCCATGCGTGAGTGAACTGAGGTCCACGGAGAGAGTCTGGTTCGTCAGCAGTAAATAGCGAGGCAACGTTTCCGTTCGGCCAGGTTAGGCGTCTCTTAGATGGCTCGTAGAGTGGACGTTCGCTGGGTGGGGTGACATTCATAATACCAGATTCACCTTCAACGATAACGTCTCGCACGTCTCCAGCAGTACGGGCAACGAGAGCAAAGCGTCGCTGACCAGTTGTAGTGTATCGAGCCTGTTCACGCACCCATTCGGACGCTAGACGAGTCTTACCAAAACCACGACCTGCTAGTACAAGCCAGACGTTCCACTCACCTTCGGGTGCTTGCTGCTCAGGACGGCCCCAAACGGACCAGTCCCAGAGGAGTTGGTCTGGGTCCATGCCCGCAAGTATTTCGAAACGCTCTGCGTCTGGAAGTAGAGCGAGCTGCTCCATTATTGATTTACCCATAAGACTATCCTAATCTAGAACTACTTCTCCTAGAGGGCAGTAGTCAACGTTTTTAGATTGTCTGGAGAGAATAGCACCGTTGGTGTGATACTGAACAGAGATAGTTAGGTCGTGTTCCCACAACTTAGCGTGTCTTGAATTAGAAACTCTGTCTCCGCAAACAGAACACTTGCCGAACCAGAGGGCGTTATCTTTTCGGAACCCGTCCTCTGGGTTCATAACATCAAAGTTCAAACCTATTCCTCGTTCTCGAATATCTTGTTGAGGCAGAGAAAGAAGTTTGGCTGTATTGGTCAGCATTATCTTAGGCGGTTCTCAGCAAGAATCGGGTTGTAAACCTTAGAGGTTGCGTTGATTGGCTTCTTGTATCCGTAGCGAACCAAGCGGAAACGTAGAGCACCGTGGGTTACACCTAGACGCTTTGCAAGTCGGTAAAGGGTTACGCCTTCAACAACGTGAGCGTGGTTCAGAAGGGCTGTGTATTCTTCTGCCTCGGCACGGAACTTCTTACCATTCGAGCGAACCTGCTGAGCAAGTGGCTGTAGTTCTAGAAGGCGGGCTAAAGTCTCTGGAGTTGGCTCGATGTAGACAGGGCGGACACGCTCTGGCTTTACTGGAGGAGTAGGAATCGTGATTCCTGTGTCTAGAACCGCTGGGGTAATAGGAGTTGCGTTTGCAATCTGACGCACACGTTCACGAGTCAGGTGGGTTGCAGCTGCAATAGCCTCAAGGGTCCAGTGCTGGTTGCGTAGTTCACGGATTAGTTGGTCTCTAGTGTCAGAGTCAATAATGTCTTCGAACGCCTCAAAGATGTGCTGCGGCAGCATCTGGTTCTTTTTGATGTAGGCCGGGGTGGTGGCTGGGGTGGTAGTGATTGTCATGTTTTTCTTTCTGTTAGATTATGTAGTTTTGTATTTGTCGCTGTGTCATTTGATACTACTTTATAGGATTTAGTTTAGTCTGTCAAATCGGAGTTTGGCGTGTCTTTGGTTGGCTTCTTTTTAGGGGCTGGAGCCTTACGTGGGAAAGGGCGTTCTGAACGTCTTTCAGCAATGTGAACAGGAACTTCGGTGATGTCAACCTGAATCATGTTGTATTTGGTTTCGGCGTTCTTTACTGAAACGTCAACAACGTTGATACAAGCCTTGGTAAAGAAACTGATTTCTTCTATCTCTTTGATTAGGGTGTCTTCGGGGCAGGTAATAGCAATAGAGCAGTCAAACTTGTTGAATATCTCTGTTTCTGGAAGTGCTGACCGGTATTCTTGTGCGTTTTCAACTAGTAGTCGAATCATTTGGTGCTCTCTTTCTGTTTAGGTTACTTTTTTAGGCGGTAAAACTCTTCTTCGTCTTCTGGATAAAAGTCTTCTTCGTCATAGGTTCCGCCCTCGGATGCTCCGACAACGATAGCTAGAACAAAGATAGAAATAACTAGCGTAGCAATACCACCTAGAACGGTGAGAATAATGGTGAAGAACGGGGTCAAGTCAATCATTAGTTGCTCCTAGAAGAAAGGGTGGCAAGGGTCAAGGCGGTTAGGCCGAGGGCAATAGGTGCGGCGACGTTT